GATTTCCATACTTGGAATCTGAATTTTCTGTGAAAACGAAATACACGTAACCAGTTGTGAGTAAGTAAGGATGGAGTCTCATGTTAAATGGTTGATTGATACGTACGGGCAAAATGACCAGCGAACGAACGCATGGCATCTCAAGCGCGGAGAGATGTTGACTGCCTCCGAAATTGACAAAACCACAAAAGAAGCAACCCCGTCGCAAAGACACGAAATTATCGTCAACAAACTAACCCCCCGAGATTCCTCATCGCAAATGAATACGGCTCGTTCGTTGCTTTGGGGAACCCGATATGAACCTATCGCTAAGCATATATTTGAGGATATGTTCGGAGTACAAATTGTGGATACTACTTGTATCCCTCATCCAGTACACGGATTCCTTGGGGCCTCACCTGATGGTATCCAAATTACGACGCATACTACCGACCCCCGATACGGTAGATTGGTAGAATTCAAGTGTCCGATTTCCCGTGACTTTGACGAGACAACTCCCGTTCCTGCAATGTATGTTCATCAAATGCAGTTGCAAATGGAGTGCGCTCAACTGAACTGCTGCGACTACATGGAAATGAAGTTTCGTGATATGAATTTTACCGAGTGGTCAGAGGTTCAAACCAAGTACAAATCGGTATTCTTGGTGTCTGATGATGGGAATGAAGTACTCTATCGTAACTTCAACGACACTCGGTCTATTGTAGAATGGAAGGATGAGGTTACAAAAAATGATGGCCGCGATTGGATGTTTGTATTTTGGGTATTACAGAAATACAGACACCAGGTAGTTGAGAAGGACACAAATTGGTTGGATACTAATCTTCCGTACTTCAATACTACTTGGACGGAAATTCAGAGTCACCGACAGGCGGGGACGCTTCCCGAGAAAGCGAAAGATAAGACGGTACTCGCGCTATAATTAAGCCTCCATATACGCTTGGTACATGTTCACTCGGAAAGGTGTTTCAAATCCACTAACCGCTCCGAAGTTTACTGGCGTCATCTGAAAGTGATTGGTAGTCTGCTGGTAAGACGACGCGGGTGTGGCGTCTAATGCGACCATTTTTTGCTCTCGTGTCGGAGTCGACGCCTGAACAAATTGTGTCAGAACGAATAATACTGATGCGACTGCGAGAACTAGAAATATAACTATCCACATTTAAACTATTCTGCTAAAAAACGAATAGCGTTTTCATAATATTTTAAATACACAAGTATGGAGACACGAGCACTTGACACCCTCAAAACAATCTTCAAGTATCGCGGCGTAGAGGATATCCGTTATGAGTCAGTAAGTGCCCCGCTGGCCGATACACATATGTATGTTTACGGCGGGGTGCTTGTGGTATTCAGTGAGAAAGCACGTGTATCCGATAAGGATTTAACAAACATGATAGAGTTTGCGGAGAATAACGGGTACAACAATGGTGTCGTTATTGTTAGTGATGCAAATCCATCCGCTGCTGTACTAACTCGCCTGCGTCGGCATATTGCAAACCCCGAACATAAACTAGTTCAAATCTTCGAGCTTCGTCATCTGCAGATGGATATCTCACAGCACCGTAAGGTACCCAAGCATCGTATTTTGATGCCGGATGAAATTGAGGCGGTAATGAAAGAATTTCACGCCACAAGTCCACAGCAGTTCCCAAAGATAGACAGTCAGGACCCGATGGCAAAGTGGATTGGTGCTCGCCCTGGAAACGTCATTGAGGTACTGGGACTATGTGAATCCTCTGGGAATAACCGGCGCTACCGGCTTTGTGTTGAGGATGTCTCGAATGCGTGAGGCTCCGATTAGAATAATAACAACTGTTACTGCGAATGCTATCAGGATAACGTATAAAAATTGAGCACCTTGGGCGACATTAGATTCCTGTTGGACTTGATTATACGACTCTTGAAGAGTGTGTACTCGGTCGCGACCCTGTTTAATCTCTGCGTGCTGTTGCTTATATTTTTCGATATCCGCTCTCAAATTCCGAATCATCGTCTGGGTCAACTTACAATTATTACCGTCTGATAGCATCAAAAATGACTCTATCAACTGAGTAATTTCCCTGTTTTTGTCCAGTGTAGTTTTGATTAACATACACTGCTTGGCGCGGTCTGTTTCGTTCATAGAAGATTGTAACGCTGCCGAATACTCGCCCTTCAGTGAGGTATATTTATCATTAAATTCCTTCAGACGCTTATCGCGTTCAACTCGGAACTCTTGGGGGTTCATTACATTTTGTTTAGATAGAATAAATGCCGACAGTAGTATCTTTAATTGACCGTAACGACCCCAGAGCTTTTAAGAAAGGACCTGCGACCGATGCGTCTATGATCACTCGCATGAAACGCCAGCATGCGATTACCCTTGACTTGATTTCGCACACACCCAACAACGGACGTAAAGGAACTGGTATCATTGTGGACGGACAGCATATTCGTGGATTTCAGGAGAACGGCGTTCGCACGGGTTTAATAAAACACGGTGCGGCGATGGGCTTTTTCCGTGTAGTGTAAAGTAAGAGATGGACTACCGTCAAGTTGGAGATTCTATATCAACATTATTGAGAACCGCAGTACCTGAAGGAGGTTCTACTAGCAAATATGATAAGATTCCTTTAGCTAATGATAGCCGGGAGGTAATAGTGTCTCATATAAAGAGTACCTACACCACTGAAACTGGTGAGATGATAAATGGTAAAGAGGTTATAGATACCGCTAATACGTACAAAAACTTGCTAAAAACTTCAGAGGGAGAACTTGAAGACATCAAGGTAAAGGCGCAGACGCTGGAGGCTGAAATCTCAAAAGAGAAAGAAAACGTCAAACGGGCAAAGGAAGCCAATAATATGTTACAGATACTGTTTTGGACTATTATTGCGGTAATAGCTGTATATTCGGTTGGGGGGTCATGGGTTCATGGAGTAGGATTTGCCGTGCTACTGGTTGGGTTTGGGTTTGTATTGTACTCTCGCGGAGAAATAGAGGTTACAGACTTCTCATCAATTAAACAATGGATATCCACGACTCTCGGACTATAGCCGACTTTCAAAAATTCACGTTCTCGGGACATCTGCGAACACACGTATCCAAAGTAATTGAAGAGAATATTAAACTCGGACACGCAGATTACACATGTTACTGGGTGCTAGAGTTGTTATGTTCGGGTCTCGTTCATTCCTTGTGGAGTACTTTATTTGAATGCGCGGCCAAACATGTTAACCGTGCTGCTCCTAATGTATTCCTCTATCTCGTTCAAAGATACGAAAAGTTCGCAACCTATGAAGGACAGTATTCGGTGATGGCGATGACCGGCATACGAAATAATCAAGATGTCAGAGATCTGGTTTGCGAGGCAGCTGCTACTATCGCTTTCTGTCGCAAGAATAAACTACCAACTCTTCCTAAAATAAAACCCGAGCACGATTTTCAACATTTGACGATTCAAGAAAACTTAAAGTCACCGTCCGCAAACTACGGGCGACACCTGTGTTTGAAAGATGACCCTATGGAAATTTATATTCCTTTGAACGAACTTGTGTATTCTTTGCGACCCGAAACTCGTGATGTAACTCGGGCACTTTACTGGACTGCGTGGCTTCTGAAGTATTCAAGTCAATTCAAAAAGCAGAATAAGGTTGAGTTGGTGTGTAATATTCGTTCAAATCCATACGTGGACGATAAGTTTGCCCATCATATAATTTGGTTGCTTTGGGATACGGTTATGGACGCTACTAAAAATTCCCCCCAGGCAGGACTATTGGAACCATACATAGAGGCATTATTCAAGCTACACTGCCTGCGATGGAACCCTGCGAATTTGAAGAGTCGCATATGTTTCTTGATTAATGCGATTGTATACATTTGCGAGAGCACTACTCTTGATATTTACTACAAGGTGCCGCAGGATATTATGGCTATCAAACAGCTGACTTCAAATATCCCTCAGTGGATTCAGGCTATCCTGCAAACGCAAAAGACGTTTGGGTGAAACGGATTTATAATCTAGAAACAATCTATCCTACTACAGAATGAAGGTTCTTATTTTCGATACCGAAACAACTGGGCTTCCCGTTGACTGGAAGATTCCCGCACAGCGCCAGCCCCACAACTGGCCCCATGTGGTATCTATCGCATGGATGGTTCTTGATTCGGAAACAAATAAGATTGAATCGCAAAAGTCCTACATCATCAAGCCAAACGGCTGGACTGTTCCCGAAGATTCTACTGCTATTCATGGAATCCGACATTCATTCGCGGAAAGCTATGGAGCACCGCTTGGAGAAGTTATTCGGGAGTTCTTTGAAACTGAATGTGATATGTACGTCGCACATAATATGAACTTTGACGAAAACGTTATTATGAACGCAGTGTACTGGGACTTGAATGGTGATGTCTACCGATTTCAGTCACCGACAAAGTGCTCTATGAAACTTTCGACTTCTATGTGTCGTATTCCTTTCAAGTCGGGCGGTGGAAACAAACCTCCCAAGTTGAGTGAACTGTATGAGCACGTATTTCGCAGGAAGCCGGTATTATCCAGACTTCACGGGTCCTTTTATGACGCAAAGATTTT